GCCAGCTGAGATAGTCACAATACGCCAGCCGGGGAATGAGGCCCCGCCGCCAGAGCCGCCGCCGCCAGCATTGCCGCCGCCAGCTGCATCAGAACCCCCGCCGCCTCCACCGCCGCCTCCTCCACCCCAACCCCAGCATAAAGCTCGGTTAAAGGTCAGAGTTGATGGGGCATTAAAAGTACCACTGGCTGTGAAAGATTGCGCTTTCAACAACCTGGCTGCATCGTTATCTATAAGCGCATTGATATTAGCGCCGATCTTGGTTTGAACGGCCTCTGAGTTAGGCGAGCGAAAGTCTAATTCTTCAACCAACATTTTAACGAGCGCGCCAGGTACGTCAGCCATTTCTTATCTCCTATGCAAAGGTGTACGGGTCACCATTATCAGACGGGAACTGATTCCCATCGTCTGTCATAAAGGTGTATATTACTTTCACACGGTCAGTTTGCAAATCATAGTGAGCAAACTCCATTAACATACCAGCTGAAGGCACAAACGAGAGCGCAGGTGATACCGTTATCGTATTGCTACTAGCCGAGGTTACAAAGCTGTCACTCTGCAATGTATAGGCTGAATTGCGAATCTTAACCGCACAACCCACTATGTCTTCCCACTTCCTAAACTCATCTATCCCAAAAGGCGCTGTAAACGATTGGCCAATAACAAACTGGGTCGTGGATAGCCCGCTCTTGATATAGCTTGAGGGGCTAAATAGCCCAAAACGGTCATTGCCATCGAAATTCGTATCAACAAGATCAAGTGTCACATCACCTGTCTTTAGATCCAACGATTTGTTGATAACTTCAAACAGCCGGGTTTTCTTATTCCTATTACCATCACGAGTGTTGCTGACCTGAAGACCCTCAAAATCAAAGCTAACAATATCGCCTGGCTCTATTCTCGCACCTACCCTAAAGAGCACCCGAATGCCTTCAAAGTATTCAGCACCCCGCCTATAGCGTAGCAAAAATCTCTGAGAGGATGTTAGCGTGCTGCTGCCAGCTTGCAAATCCGTTCGCAAACCCAGAGCCTCTATCACAAGGCTGGATTTTTTGCCTATCTCGTCAATTGAGTCTTGATCAACACTTATCGTTCCACCAACAAAACGTTCCTCAACAATAAGCTCGTCGTATTTATATATAATCTGGTTATAGAAATTCTTTCCAAAGCTTCGGCGAATCTTAATCGTACTCGGTGCCTTGATGTTGTCCTGATCTAGGAACTGAATCTCAGAGCCAGGTATAGGAGGCAAATGCGCACCCATTGAGGCTTTGCCACTTCTGGGTAGGCTGTATCCTGTAAACGGCAAATACAATTCTTTCTCAATAAGCTCTTTGCCCTCAACTTCTTCTTTCAAATAGATGCGAACGTTCGCAGCGCTTGCTAGAAATCCCTGCCGAAGCTCTTCGTGTTGAACAATGTCAACTTCAACTGGAATCATGCCAAGGCCTGCCCCCGTACCCAGCACGTTGTAGCGACTGGAGAACTTAACCAAAGCCGACGAGCCTATCTCTGACACAAGCGATACGCCTGTTAGAACTAAGTAGCTTCCCAGATCCGTTTTAACAACGCTGTCAATAACCGCATCGGTCACATTGTTTGCGCCATTAGCAGCACCTGTGATTGTGACCTTATCGCCACGCGTGACTCCGTTGAGCCTATAGATATCAACATTCTCCAAAAATACCGCGTTTGGAATATTAAGCGTTCCAGTTATCTGCTCAAATCTCACAGCGGGAACATCCTCACTGTAATACTGAGGCCCGTCTGAAAGCATAATCTTAAGGGCCAAGTCAATCGGGTGCCCCTCTAGCACGTATATGGATGTGATCTCAGCCTCATCGGCATGATTGGTATCAGGGCTGCCTCCAGATACAGTGAATTGACCACGAGTTAAACCGCCAAGGCTAGTGGCTGTGGGAGCTGTGGTGTACTCAATGATCTCATCGTCTATTCGAACGAACGTGCGCAGCGCATCCGCAGGCAATAAAAAGCCTTGATCATTTGTCAGAGGCTCATGAGTTAGCGATGTAGTCACACCAGCGTTGAGCGCTCCGTTTAACTTTGTCTCAGTTTTTGCAAATATCTTCTGACGTTTTTTCTCTTCAGGTGAGTTGATTGAAAGCTCCACCCAACCTGCACCGGCTTTGATATCCGATATCACACCCGCATGAATTATCAGGTAATCCTCTGGAAAGGCCGTATCACCAAAGCCCATGTACACTGTGGCACGTGCCCCGAATGGCTCGGGCAGCTCAAAGCCTGGGGATATCAAACGTGTGACATCCTGATTCTTATCAATCATGCGAATGGTCATGGTACTGACTGAGCTAACTGCACCCTTGTCGGGCTGAAGCTGCTGCTTAATAGAATTGGATGTTCCCTGGCCTGATATATATTCTTTCTGAGTGCTGATAGGCCGTACCCCACCATAAACTACAGGGTCGCCGTAAAACAAATCCGGCATACCGTAGCGAATCAGCTCTTTGATCGTCACATTTGTAAAGCAATAATCCAAACCTTCGATGCACAGCACAAGATGCGGCTCGATATTTATATCCTTCAACTTGGCTAGCGTTGGATTGGTGACGGGTAGGGTCATGCGACTCCCAGTATACTTGATTTAAGGGGAGGTTTGAATGCAGAGAATAGCATTTGTATTGGCTGGGGGAGGCGCTTCGGGCGCATGGCAATGTGGAGCACTTAAAGCTGTTCTAGGCAGTGGAATCACGCCGCATTTTGTGACTGCCAATTCAGTAGGCGCGCTCAACGCCGTAGGCATATCCTATGCGGGAATCGAACAACTAGAAGCTCTTTGGTTATCTATAAAAGCAAGGAGCGATATATTCCGCAAAACCTCCCCTAGCTTCTTAAGAGTGTTATTTGGAGCCAAATCCCTATACGATTCAGGCCCATTGGAGAAAAAGATCGCTCGAATTATGGTGGGTAGACTGCCTCAATTTCCAGTAACAGTGAATTCAGTGAGTCTAAAAACAGGTAAAATAAAACGCACAACGTCAGGAGAGCTAGGATTTCAGAAACAAGTTCTAGCCAGCGCATCTCTACCCATCATAACAAATCCAGTGGATGGGGAGTGGATAGACGGCGGCGTGAGAGAAAATGTCCCAGTTCGAGAGGCCATTCGCCGTGGCGCGACAGAGGTCTACATGTTCATAAACTCCCCTAAGGACATCAAAGAGCCGCTGCCAAAGGTGCACAAAATAACGAATATCAAGCAAGTGGCTGAGCGAACTATCAATATCATGCTCGATGAGGGGTATTGGGAGGACGTGGAGGTATGTGAGCTGTGGAGTGAGCACGGCAAAATCAGCGAGGTTAAAATCAGAGTTATAGCCCCACCCATGGAGATTATGGGAGTAATGGACTTTGAGCAGGAGAAAATAAAGCAGGGCATCTATCAAGGCTACAACTGGGCCAAGCATCTGTTAGATGAATGGAAAAAAGAAGAGCTAGCTCAGCCCTGAGCTAGGTGAATCGTTTCTGGATATGATGAATCTGAGCACTGAGGTTGGAATATTCGGGCAGGTCTTGTTCTTATCAAACTCGTAATGTCCAAACACGTTTGTGATTTTAACATTGTGCTCAAGCATTAGCTTTCGAACCCAAACTCTCATAGCCACAAGCTGCCTCTCTGAGAATTCCTTCAAACCGCACAGGCATATGCCAATGGAGTCAAAGTTCTCATTCTTGCAGTGAGCGCCTATGAACTTCATGTTGCGGCCTGTTTGAATCGTGCCGTCCGTGGTTATAACGTAATGGTAGCCTACTTCTTCAAAGCCACGCTTGTGATGCCATTCGGTGATTTCTTTTATATCGTGATGCCCTTCGAATGCTGAGCAATGAATTATAATCCTTTTAACCGGAACTTTCCGCTCTAACATCTTTCTCCCCCCGGAGTTTCCTATGCGCTTCGTTTATGTCCTGCTGCATTTTAGGCAATGCTGATAACGCTTTTTCCATTTGTGCCAGCTCTGTGGTGAGCTTGATTACAGCTACCGTGTTTTCTTTTAGCGCGTCTTCGAACTTGTCTTGCTTCTGTCTGAGATTCCCCATCACTTCCCGAGCAAGCCAAAGAAGAATGATAACCATAGCGGCCCATGGGCCTTTTTCTACAACAGAAGCTAGCTGGCTTGGATCTCCCATATATCTCCCCCCAAAGAATACCGGACGCACATTCGAGTGCGCCCGGATTCTGTTAAACAACTACTATTCGCATCTCTGAGACAAGGATACCAACCCTTTGCCTGGGGCAGCAATCTGCATTACAGCTACGCCATTGCCGCTGCTCAGAAATTGTGCCTGGACACGCCCGGTGTCTAGGTTTCCAGAAATGTCCACATTGATCGTAACAGGGCCAGCGGTGTCATCAACTAAATATCCAGCGATGATAGATGTCTCTGTTTCACTGAAAGAAGTCTCACCAAGAGTGCCAGGTCCTCCCACCTTAAAATGCATTTCCACTTCCACTTGCTTGCTAATATCGGGGCTAAGCAATCGTGTGTAGTGCTTAGTTGCGAGTCCAGCTTGATGAATAGAAACGGTGATACGCCCTCTACCCCTGCCTGAAACAGAGTAAACAATACCCTCAGAGGTATCGGTCAACACGTAATCTTTCATTGTTTCCCATCCAGCATTAGACTGCACGCCAATCAAAAGATTGCCTGCGTATGTCAAGTCTGGTGTTAAAATATCTGTTACTGCCATTTTATTCTCCTTATATTAAATCGTTATTAAAACTTGTTTGGTAATCAATATCTAAACTCGACCCAGTCACAGCAGAGTTTTGCTCTACTGCATCCGCATCAAGCTTGATCATAAAATTATCGAGCGCAGTCTTGAGTTGTTCAAACTGCACAATAAGAGCTGACAGTTGAATATTGGCATTGTCCAAAGACTCTGTCGCTATAGATAAACGCATGTCCACATCTATCAAATCTACTTTATCAGCTTTGTTGCTAATAGCTTGATCAACAAGAATCAGGGTGTCAGCGTTCTGCTTTACTTTATCGCTCAGAGCTGAGATGTTGCAGCCTAGCTCATCCACTAAGCTTCCGTCAGCCTTCATGTTAACTAGGCTAGCTAGAGCTGCTAGCTGCTCTCTTTCTGAGCTGACATCGATGGAAAACTCAGAGAACTGCTCACCAAGAGATGACACCTTATTCTCAAGAACAATCAGCTCCTCATGCCCGCCAACAGCCTCTAATGCAAGGTTTTCTAGACGCTCAATGGCTGAATCAACTTTTGCGTCCACAGCGCTAAGCTCAGAGCAATCAGCTTTGTTTTCAAAACGTGCATCAAGCTCAAGCAAGTCCTGAGCATCAAGCTTTTGCTCAAGCTCATTCTCAATCGCGATCATAACAGATTTGCTTGGAGTGTTATCCGAGAGTGAATCAAGCCTTGTCTCAAGCACGCACAGCTTTTGATCGGTTATCGCCTCTAGGTTGTTCAACCCGGTATAGGCTTCCATCAAAACAAACTCAGCGGACTCTGGGATATTTGTATTTGTGAAAGTAGAGAGTGGGATTCTAACAGTGCTAGGGTCCTGCTCCTCAGCTTGTTCAACTGTAAACATTTGAGGCAATCGCTTGTGCTCGACTCCCTCTACATCTTCAGTTCCAATCGCTATGTCCAACTCGTATTGACTACAATCAACTGTAGGCTTTAGCCTTTCCAATAAACCGAATGCTCCACCTGAATGCTCGGATATGTAGGAGTCAGCTTCTTCTTGAGTATTAAAAAAGCCTTGGTGCGTTGGTACTCCATCCAGGTTTTTAATAGTGACTTTTTTCATGCTTTCGCTATCCTACTTTTTCTATTTTTAATATATTACGATACGAGGGACCGATTATGTTTGCACTGCCTGAGTTAATGGTTGGTGCCAACACAAAATCAACCGTATCTCCAGCGCTCAAACGCTCTGCTGTGGACGTATTTAAACTATGTGTAGCTGCATTATTGGTGGCTAAATATTCAAAAATAGAGGATGAGACAATCGTGCCATTGACCCGGCATCTATATTCAATTTGGTTGGTGTTAACTACATTACATATTGAAGTGACTGTTGACTCTAGAGAGTAATACCCATCCACTGGTGCAGTAAAAACTCCCGTCAGGTTGTTGTATGCATTATGCGTGTCGTAATCCTCTATGTTAAAAATAACTGTAGCTGTGCCCCCATTGGCCACCAGTTGACCTGAATTCTGGCTCGCTCGGACTCCAACAAATTCTGGTAGCGCATGAGTCTGAGGCCCCTGCACCTTGGAGATATCAAGGTAATCAAAAACCGCATTTGCCTCAGTTGATCTGTTTGCACCTTCGTTCTGGAAGGCCTTCATGGTGACAAAATCACCGGCGTTGAGTAACAATAAACAACTTCCAGCCAGGCCTATGCTAGTGGTGTTGGTGGCATCCTGTTCATCACTTGCTAGCACTTTAATAATTGTGCCGTTAACTGCCACAGAAAAAGTGAATGTAGAGCCAACTGTAAACACTGCATTTGCGAAACGTATCCCAGACTGTACGTTATATGTGCCGCTCTCCTGAGCAACCCAACCCGGCTCAGTCGTCCATGTGCCTGTGCCAGAGTTGTAGCCTGCGCCTGTGACCCAACCTCCTGTTGTGCTTTGTACCTGGTTTGGAAAGTCTACAGTTGTGAAAATAGCGGTAGGAATACTTTGAGCTGCCGGTGCGGTTCGCTGCTCAGCGACCAATCTCTGACCCGCATTGGAGCTCACAGCAGTATTGACTTTGTTCCTGCCTATAGTGAGATTGCCAACACGCAGAGTTGTAGCTGTAGTCGAGTTAGTGGCACAGTGAATAATAAAACGGTAGTTTGTACCTGTGGCACTTGTTTGAAATTGGGCCAAATGCTGACCCTCTGCTCCAACAACCAACCCTCCCAGGGAAACGTTTGCTGGCTCGATAAGTGTGGCGTTATCAACATCATAAATAAATACGCCAAAGAAACCGTCTGTGATGTTGTTTGTAATCACATTATAGTCAAAAGCTATGGTGAGAACTTTTGTGCGCAGATACGTTGGCACTGTGAAGTTGTACGATATCCCTTCACCCTCACCGCTGACCCCAGATTTTTGCAGAGTTATGCCAGCTACAGAGCTAGCTGCAGTTAAAGCGTATCCTACGCTAACAGCACTTGGTGACCCGCCGGTTCCATCCACAGGCTTCCCATTAACGGTACTGTCGTCGTAGGATACCCACCCAATCTTGCTCTTTGGGTTAGATTGATCAAGCAACAAATTTTCTTCTGCGATTAATCCACTAGCAAAATTATGCGTCGAGCGAGTCAGGCTTCCCATTATTTGATGCTCCTATAAAGCTCAATCCATCTAAGGTTTGTGCTATTCCAAATCATTGCTAGAATATCATGCTCACCCAACGTGCAGTCACCTGCCAAAACCGCTCCATACGCACCATTTGAGAATGGCACTTTAACAGGCCTTGTGTCGTCACTTCCGTAGAGAATCAGCACAGCATTATCAACAGCAGAGGATGTGCCAAATGGATTTGCACTCAGAGTGGCCAGAGTGTCTGCTGTATCAGACTGAATTCTGATTATCTGTGAGTTAGCTATAAGAGATGGGGAAAGTGAGGAGCCATCGGGCACGTTCACAGTTGTAGAGAGATCACCTTCGATGGCAGCACTGCCGCCAGCTCCAGCTCCAGTCTCACCGGACACGCCCCAATAAATGGTTGAGCCTATGCGCCGTGCGAACACAACTCTGTTATCACCTGCCGGACTTGTCAGATCAACAGATGCAACAGGTGAGCTGTTCACGGTCAGGTTGGTTGCCCCACCTGCTGTTCTTAATATGTCAGCCCAGAGCACATCCCCATCTGCGATAGCGTAGCTTCCAGCTGGAATTGTATTTCTAACATTGGATAGGCCTGGCACTTGGATGTAGGCATCGGCTGAGAAATCAAGTCCTGTGCTAGAGGTGGATTCTATTTTAACAATAAAATCACGAGTCGCAGCCAAGGCAGCCGACCATGTTGCTCCGTTAAAGGTGTAAACCCCACCGCCAGCATATGGATTTGTATTATTATCTTGAAAAAGCACGTTTGCATTGGCTGTCACAACGTATTCAACAACCGCTGCGTAAACTGTGCCGCCAGTCACAGCAGCTGGTGTCGAGAAAGTAAAGGGTACGTTTTGAGTAACGCCAGTCAGAGTGGAGCACAATATGGTGTTTGAAACCTGAATGGGCGAGCCGTGCAAAGGACTGCCTCCAGATGTGGGGCAAATTGTACAACGAATCGAGCCGGTTGTGGCGTTTGTGAATATGTTATATGTGACCAAATCCACAGTGCCAGATGAGCCTGGTGTGAACGTCTGAGCTATCCGGGTGCCAGCGCCCGTCATAGCATCCGATCCAGTGGTAGTCTGAGCCAGGGTATCGACAAAAGTGACAGGAGCCCCGCTCGTTGTGCTTATGGTTCCACCAGCTACTAAGGCTATATTTCTATCCTGGTTTGCCGCCTCACTTGAAGCACCGCCGCCGCCTGGGCTGGATTTAACTTTCCAGCGCGTGTCGGTCAGCGAGTATATAAGATCGGCTGACTCTTGTGGGTTTAAGGTGATATCAACAGCGCCTGGAAGCGTTAACCTATCTGCAGCGATAGCACCCGCATCCTCATGCTTTAGTGTTACAATGGCAGTTGAGGCATTATGTATAGTGAGATACTGACCGTCCAACCCTGCAGTGACACCCTGAATATCGGTAACTGTGGCACCCGTGAGTTTCACAAATGATTTGGTCGAGCTTAGAGCAGCAATCGTGGCTGCTGTCGCTATGTTTTGCCCTGATGTTGATAGGGCTGAGTCTGCGATCAATCGGGCGTTGAATGTCTTATCCCCGCCGAATGTCTGAGCGGTTATGCTAACCTTTCCAGGCTGAGCTACAGCTGCATCGGGAATGTCTACAACCACGTCCAGAGAATCAATAGCCGCAATATCACTGCCAATAGTCGGGCGAGTCGCAAGCGTGAAAACCTCTCTGTAGAATACTGAGATATTAGTACTTGCTAAGTTATGAGCCGTCTCAGTGCCAGCGTTGTTCACGTAGTAGTTTAGGGTCCAAACACCTGCAGCTTCAGTGAGTCGACCGTAAACTCGCTTCCCAGTGCCGTCCTCAATTTCGGTGCCAGTGGCTGTCTCTATAATCGATACTTTATTCGCAGGCGCAGAAGTAATAACTCCGGGGGTAGTTGCGTTTCCACCTGGGCTTTTTGCCGCAAAACTCGCCGATACATCGGTGCTTGTCCCACTCGCACCCGCGAAGGCGAAGTCGGCATAAGCAGCTTGCAGCTGATTAATATCAAGTAAACTCTGAGCGCTAATCTGTGCGCCTTCGCCATCCGTTCCGTCGTGTGTATGGCCTGTTGTTCCGTTGAATCGCTCATCAAGGTTCTCAAGGTTTTGTTTGTGACTTTGGGTATCAACGAGGACATTGTTGCTGGCGTAGACCTTCCGGTTGGTATCGTCATTCGGGGAGGCTAAACCAACGGCATCGCCTAATTCGTTTATGGCTTGTTGTACGTTTCCAATGGCGGCGCCGGAATCTGCGTCCGTAGTGTTGTTCATGCCAACAACACCTATGGTATCGGAGTCAACTGTGCGAGAAACGAATGCCGCGTTTGTGACTGACGCGTTGACCGGTTGACCGTCGGATACTGCCATTTATAGCACCTTTCTAAACGTGAGAACCCCAGTATCGAAATATCCGGGCGCTCCTTTATTGTACAATTCACTGAGCGTAAATCCAGTTCCATCCTTGGAATCAGGAGTTTTTTCAAGCAGCACTATGTTATAAAAGCCTGGCTGGTTAGCATTCTGCATTATCTCAAACTTAGATTTGGTTGTGGCGTATTGCAAAAAGGCTCTTAAATCTTCAACACCTGTAGGATTATGCTCAATGGGGCCACGCTTAGGCTGAGGGATATTCGTGGCAAATCGGATGTTGGCCTCCATGAAGCTTCTGTCGCCAAACTTGATAACCTCTATCTCGCCACTAGCTGACTCGTTCACAGAAGGGTCGATTGCCTCAACATTGTTTGAGAAATCTATGTGGTCCTGGAGGATAAATTGTGGCCTATAGACAAAGCCTGATTGAGAATCGCTTGTGTAGGTATTGGATCCAGAAAGATTGACTGCAGAAAAACCAATGGTGTCCCAGATACCTGTCCCAACACGAGTTCCGGTGGAAGCCAAAAGAGAGAAAGTAGCGCCTGCGGATATCGTATATGTAAAGCCATCACGATTTGTACTAACCACATATGTGTTTGCTCCTACTGCATTTAGAGCAGTTTCGATAGCCTCAGCTAGTTCTGAGAAAGAATAGCCCCCTGGAGTGATTGTAGCCTGAAGCTCACCTGCTCCCTCGTTGAAGTCAAGCGAGTCGTTGACGTTGCTTAGCACCCGGTGCCCATAAAGGAATGTGGAGAATGTTGTTAGGCTCATACGTTAAATGCCACTCCCTGCTCACCGAAACTCTCGCGTATGATTTCAGCCAGCTCAAGTCCTGTCTCTTTGCGGTCTAATATGTTTCCGTTTACGTTGACCACAAGCTGCCCGCCAACGGCTGTGGCGCCTAGGGTTTCAAGCTCTGTCACTTGATCGGATAGTCCACCTCCAACATCTCCGATTCCCTCACTGCTGACTGGCGCAACACTACCAGCTGCAGCTCCGCCTCCGCCTCCGCCTCCCATACCAGCGATCGCCTTAAGCAACCCACCTGCTACCAAGAATGCTGCACCTGCTGCCAATGCTGCAGGACCCTGGAAACCGAATAAGATAGGCACGGCTGACATAGCCAGACCAACGGCTAATAATTGTGTTCCGAGTTGCACAAGGATGTCACCAAAGATGCCGAGAATACCTTTGCCAAGAGCTGCCATAGCATTCTCACCTTTAGCTAAGGCTTGTCCGAAGGATACGAATGCGTTGCTTGCTCCCTGCACAAAGGTCTGCTGCATGCTAGCTAGCATTTGGTTGTCATTGGCCAATACAGCAGCTTTGAGTTCAGCTAGTTTCTCGCCACCTGTTTTTGTTAGGATCTCAAGATTTTGAACATTTTTTTTCATTTGGCCTGTAAAGCCAGTTGATACGTTCGTCAGAAAACCCATGAAGTTAGTGGTTCTAACCAGCTGCTCTTGAGTAGCATCCGTTGCAGTATTCTGAATTTCTTCAGTGACAGCCTTAGCGTTTTCAAGAGAGGTTGTATAAGCCTGAAGTGTAGCGTCAAGTTGATCGGTGAAATCAGGCAGTGTGAGGCTATCACTCACGGTTGTTGCAATAGTTGCAAGCTCCGACATGCTGCCATTAAGGCTGTTAAGCTTCTCTTGAAACTGCACAGACGCCATGGTGTCGGCTTCAATCTGTCTAGCAAATTTCTCCCCACCGATTATTCCACCGGTGATTTTGCCTATGAATCTCTCAACAGCTGCAGCGCTTTCGTTAACAGGCACAATGAATTTCTCAAGGAATGCCTGCCCTAAAGTTGTAACGGTATTGGTTAATAAGAACAGTCCCTGGCCAACACCTTTAATTGCAGAGATAGCTGTGTTGTAAAAGAATGTGAATACAGGTGTGAGGGTCTGGTTTACTGTTTGAGCAAATTTGAAAGCAGATATTATTAGTTGTCCAAATGCATCTCGATCGCCGAGTGCTTTGATTGTCTCGGAGAGTCCGTTAAAGCTCTTTGCCATGAGCTTGAACAACTCAACAACTACTGGACTTTTAATAATAAGATTGCCGATCGAAACCAAAAAGTCCTGATTACGATTCTTCAGACTCTCTAAAGCACCACTAAACGTATTTAGTTTATCTGAAGCAGCCCCAGCGAATCTATTGGCCACAAGATCGATTGCGGCACCGGACTTTAGCTGCTCTTGAGTTAGAGTCCTGATAGTGGGGATAGATTCACCAAGTTCACCGGCTAGGCCTGCATATGTTTTCCCCAGGTTCTTAACTGCGGACTCTAAAGAAATACCCGTGGCAGCTGATAGGTTTATTGCAGCTTCTGTTAGCTTTTTTGCTTCTTCGTTGGTTTTTGTAAAGTTTCGAGCAAGTGCTGCATTGGTTAGAATAGCGTCATCACTGATAGTTGTGACCTTCTGCAATTGAGCTGCGAACTGCTGAAAATCTAGGCTGGCCTCTCGTGAGAATGACCCAGCTGTGCGCAGAGATGAATTGAGTGCACTTATAGCATTCTGTTGTTCAACGGCGGCATCTATAACTTTTTTACTTGCAAAGGCTGCCAAGAATGCGCTGCCAACCACAGCTATCTGAGCTCCTAAACCAGTCAGCGCCTTGCTAAAGCCTCCGAAGATCTTCCCTCCGAAAGCGCTACCTATTTTTGCACCGGAGCTCTGGGCTTCAGCCTCAACACGAGCGAAGCCTTTTTTAATCGTGCCGTCGTCGAGGACGATCTCAATTTCGATCTTATTATCGTTTGTCGCCATTGCCGCTCGCCCCCGTTGAACCTATTATAGCAGCCAACTTCTTGAAACTCATTGGCTCCCGCGTATCAACGCCAGCTCTAGCTAGCTTTGATATGTGCTCATGTTTCTTCTTTCTCTGAGATGGCTTCATCTGAGGGAAGTCAGCCACGGTCAACTGAAGAAGCATTTCTTGAGCCTCTATCGCCTGAATGCACTGATATAGGTTTTCAAATTCGTTTACTCGCATCGTTTGGATTTCACTGTAACTGAATCCATAGAAGCGTATGGCTTTGGCAACGCGAAGCGAGAGGCTGTCTACTTTTTTTCGCTACCAACCAAATACTCAACTAACGAGTTGAAACTTTGAGTTGATAGATTCTCAAGCACTTGCTTTGGTATTCCATGATCGGATATTAAATCGACCATGGCATCAAAGCCCTCATTCTGCGCGTCTGGATTGTCAGAAGTCAGACTGGCTTGAATGCCTCTGATTTTCTTCAAATCCTTAACTAAGACCGGACGGCAATCGTATGAATTACCGCCGATCTTAACAACTAGCTTTACGACTTCTGGGATAATCAGTTCCACTATAACCTCCTATGGGAATAGGTATGTTATAACTGTAAGTGATCTCCAATCGCAACTTTGTTCACAGCCGCATTCACGAAGCTATCCTCGTATACGCGGAAAGTGAAATTCAGAAGCTTAGGATTCTCCCCAGAGATGGTGATCGAGTCAGGCTTTGGATAGGCCAGAAGTAGGCACAAATCCTCAGACCGATCGGTATCAACCAAACGAGCTGGGTGTAGAACCAAGCGAGCAGACTTGTCCAAGGTGTTGTTGGAGTTCTGGCCTGCGCCGTATCCAATAACCTCGGTTCCACCGCCGGGCGTGAAAGCCCCACCGCTTGTCTCAGCTATCAACTTCTGAAGGTTTCCAGCGCTGTACTCTTTAAAAGCAATGGATATCTCCACGTTGTTACCTGTGACCAAGCTTGTCAGGATGTTGGTCCCGGTTTGATGTGCAGAAATATCTAGCAATGCCTGGTCGAGGCTCACCTCTAGGTCGCCATCGGTGTACCCGAAGTCGTACTCAAAGCCCTCATGAACCTTGATGAACCCATGCCCAGTTGTGGTTCCCGCTGCGGGGATAGCTGCATCTGCATAAGTAGCTGTTTTAACTATAACTTGCTCAGCATTGCCGGGGTTAACCAGGGCGTTAAAGTCAGCTTCAGCTTCGATAGCTGCTGCTGTAGCTGTGGCAACTTGCTTAGCTGTCCAGCCAGAGCTGACAACAACAGCGATTCCAGTGCGCCCTACGGGTGCAGGATCTGCTCCACCGCCGTTGTACCATACATAGTAATTTGTTCCGGCTGCTCCGTTTAGCTCCCAGTACAATCCGTCCAAAGCGTTCGCTGTGTTGGCTTCAACAGCCACACAGAAAGTTGCTTTGTTAACGAAAAATACCTTCGCGGGATCAACCTTAATATTCGATTGTGATCGCGACATTTAAAACCTCCATGATCATGTCTGTAAAAAAACAAGCGCTGTAAAACCTAGGGTTAGAACAGTTATATTGTCGTTTGACACTATAGCGTCCTCTATCAGCATTGAGTCGAATACGATATTTTTTATGCCATCTGCATAATCTGTTACCCTAACCTCGGGCTTCAGAACCGTTTCGATAATCTCTTGACCCTTTTTGATTGCAAGGTCCCGAGCGGCTGACGTGTCACGGAAGGCTTTAAAAAAGATCCGTATCGTCACAGGCGCATTGCATTCCTGGTCAAGCTGATTATTTCTAACACCTAGCGCATCATTTAGCTCTAGGTGATATCTCCTATCCAAAATTGTACTGGGTATATTCTCGAAGTTAAACGAGTCCGTCCATTCCTTGTATTGCAGAGCGTTGAGCTGAGACCTGAAAAAGGGTAGAACGTCGGATAGCTTCATCGTCTAATCAGGTTGTGCGTCCACACGTCCTGGCCTTCATTGCTTCCCAGATTGCCGTCGTTGTTTTTATCAAATCGCAGGGCTCCACGATTTCTAGCCTGCACTTCAAGGCCTTTATAGCGCTTAGACTTTTGGTCGAACACATCGTCAATCGCGTTAGATAAGGATTCGAATATAAGGCGAAGCGCCATAAAGGTAGACCATTCTTCGAACTCTTCAAGCCTGAGCAAATCGTCGATAGTCAGGGGTTGTCCGGCGTTGTCCCAGTACCGTTTTTCGTCGAGCCAGGAGATGATTCTTGATTGGCAACGTCGGTGAATGTATCTGAAATCAGCTTTTCCATTTGGCACCCAATTAAGGATGTCTGATTCGTGTTTAACCAGCATGTCATCATTCGAGAACAGCTTCTCAGAGGCCGCAGTAACCACTTCAATAGTGTCAGGGAAGCTGACAGGCGCAGCGTCTGTGGTGATCCTAAGGGTAACTGTTTTGCTTCCAGCCGTTGAATATGCCCAGTCAAGATATTGTTGAGACGTAATATCAATAAAACCAGCCGCAGCTTCAGGCTCGATTTCGATGAGAGATACGTTTGCTTCATTGGGCGATATAAACGACTTAAGAGCGCTAAGGCGTGTTTTCTCATTTTCTTGCACCTTGTCTTCTAGTTCCAGGATTCCAAATATTGCCATGTCTTATCCTTAGTCTATCTGTTATCCACCACAGCATCCACTGCTGCAGCATCAACCGCTGATTTAACGCTTTGTTTCAATGCACGTCCTGACGAATAGTGCGTTTCAGCGGCCCCCAAAGCAGTGAGTGAAAATGTATGTGCTTCTGTGGCATCCGCTATCAGGTACTGCCCGCTGTCCTTTGTTGAGATACCGAACGGGTATGTGAGCGAGTCTTTGAATTGCTCGACTGCAAGCCAGTTCCGCTGGGCTGAGCTGGATAAGCTGAAGGTCTGTGAGTTATAGACAAACCCTTGCTCAATTAGTTCTTGAGTCCTCAAATCAATTTCGTTGATTCGCAGCTGCTTTAAGTCGTTCAAGGTAACGTCAAGGTGTGAGCCATCGCGAACTAGAACAGCTTCTTTTATAACTCTTGGACTGTGAATTTCATGAGCTGGATTGACTGGGCACTGTGTGGGCTCAGCTGAGGAGATTACTGTTTCCCATGTTTTGTCCGTGTTGCAATAAACTTGATATTTTTTCATTATGCGACTCTCCAGAGTTCTAGCCTTGCAGTTCTGATTCTACAGGTAGCGGTTCCATTGCTTTTGAATTGAATTTTAAATGTCTGGATTCCGCTAATGGCCGAGAATTTTTTAAAGCCAGCAAATTCATGCCTATCGTTATCAGCTTCAAAAGACGCGTCGTCAAAAGAGACCCCGTCTTTTGTTACTCTATAGTGCATGATTACCCCGTTTGAGTCACATCCTGGAGTATAGTTAAAACCGATTCGATAATCTCCTAAAGGCAATGAGGTTGTTGTGAGTGTTAGCTTATCCACCCAGCTTGAAGATGTTGTGCTGGTGTCAGCCTCACTTTCAATATACTGATATTGTTGGCCAAATACTGAGGTTCCACCAGAAATTGTCACATTAGCCGAGCCGTCGGCATTGTCTGTTACAACCACTCCGGCGCCCACAAAGTTTAGGGTTCCATGCGGGGTGTTCGTTATTAGCGAGCCCTCGTCCTTTAAGCTGATATTGGCAGAACCAGCTGGACCTTGGGGCCCTTGTGGTCCCTGAATTCCTTGAGCCCCCGCTGGTCCAGTCGCGCCAACTGGCCCTTGTGCTCCAGTTGGCCCGGTGGGTCCACCTGCACCCGTGGGTCCGACAGTTCCTTGTGGGCCTTGCGGTCCAGCGGGTCCTTGAACTCCCTGAAATCGCGTAAACGCTATATTGCTCTGCTCGATCCAACCTTCTTTGTTAGTGCCCGAGCCGCTTCTGAATCTAATGTCATAAACGGAACCTTGAACTAGATTTATGGGAAAGGTTATAGACAAACATTGGTTGTCGCCCGCAGCTGGAGGGTGGCACATAGATATGCTACCGGGGATTAGTGCGTTGTCCTTAAAAAGGCCCACTTCAAAATCAAAGTTATTCGCGTCTATGGAGCAGTTGAAGGAAAATAGATTATAACCAGCGCCCGCAGCTGTAACAACGACATCGCCCAAAAGAATATAGCCAGTGAAATCAGCAGGATTTGGAAATCCATTATCTATTTTAATTTCAGTTTTGCCGGCGTTTAAAATCGAATCGTTTCTTATTGTATAGAGGCCGTTGTTAGAAGTTGAGCCAACAATCCTTATCGCGTTATCGTTTTTAAAATAAGCGGTATAATCGCCAACGATAACGACGGTATCATCTCCTGCGTCTATTATATTATTAATTGCAACTTTTTGACGTGTGAATCCACTGCCTACATTGGCGTCATCTTTCCACGCGTTGATTCTCCCCCAGACACTAACTACTGGACCAGTATCAAAATAGATACCAAGATTGTTATCCTCATATTGATCATTGTAGAGCCTATAGATAACTTGGTTTGATTGAACAATGGCGTCTGCGTATTCTATTTTTTTACTGGTCGCATTGTATTTTAGGAACTTGTTATCAGCTTTTGCGGTATCATCGACCAAGACTTGGCGAATGCATCCCGCATCTATGGCCTGAATAAACACAAGCCCATCGGCTGCGCTCATAGTCGTGACAAAATTGTCTTCGCTGACCTTTATAGCCCCAGAGAGTATGTCAGAATAGATTGTCGACGACGGGTTTCTTGCTTCTTCAGACCATTTAAAAACCCAATCATATTCAAGCTTTAAAATCTCTTGATTTATTAACTGACTGCCAAGATATGTTTTTGTAGTCCCGGAATCATTTTTTATAAATTTGGACATTACAAAGTCCCCCCGCCAAGCTCTTGAGCCACGCTATTAGTAAAGGCTATATAGACATCAAGCAAAACATCCTCAGGTTTGTCGCCTCCACCAATTTCTTTGGCAAATACTGAAAGTTTATCTCCTGCGGCAAAAACTATCGGAGTTAGGTTAGTCTTGGTGGCCCATTTTTTATTCAAAATATTCCACGTGAATTGAAGTGTGCCGTTTTTAAAAATCTGTATATCTGTGTCCGAGTCAATCTTTTTATTAACAAAGGACAGTGCTCTAATTTCACCTGCAAACACAAAAACCCATGGTTCGCTTTTGCTTTCAGAGTTAGGTCCGCTTGGTTCGGAATGGTTGTTGTCTCTGCGAAGCCATTTATTATAAGTAGACCCATCGCTCCAGAAATTAACTCTAACACCGCCTACTCCAGCCCCATTTGTTGAAGAATCGACCCATGAGGTGTTACTTCCGTTGGTGCCCAAAACTTTACCGTTGTTCCCCGCTTGAGATGGCAATAGATTATTTAATGCGCCATTGGCAGTTGTGGCGCTAGTGCCGCCATCAACGATTCCCACGCTATCGGCTGCAGCAAATTCAACTGGCTGCAAATCGTTAGTATCATCTGAAATCCTCAGTGGCTTTTTATCTGCCATTCAATCCTCTCAAACTAATGGGAGAGGCCAGAGGCCCCCCCCATTTTTCTTAATTTACGCGCGCTTTCCGATGTTTTGAATTCTCAAAAACAAATCAGTTGCGTTTTTAGCATAACCCATCAAAACCACATTCTTACCCGAACCAGTAGGAACAGTTGCAGTCATACCGCCAGCCACCGAATCCAGAAAGTATTTGGTTCCTGCAGTAGCGCCTGTTAGCACGCCATCTGCGCATCCAAAATACCAAATCTTTCCAATCGCGGCAGCAGCGATCGAAGCATCTCCCACTAAACCCACTGGGTCGTCCTTGGCGACATCGTCGTTCTTAGCGAGTTTAACTTCGTTGTTTCCGGAAATGTAAACCACTTTACCAAGGGTAATGGGTGTAGCTTCCCCGTTTGTGAAATCCTCACCGACCATGCAGGACTCGTTCTCAAGAGTTCCAACATATGAGTCGATAGCGTTTAAGGTATCCTGTAGAGTGTTACCTGCAGGGCTAATGTAGGTATAAGCCGATGCCAAATCTCCGATAACATCCACACCTCCGGTGCCGGTTAAAGAGCTACCGTTGAGTGTCACGTCCAAGAACGCAACGGAATCCACCGCTGGATCGTGCTCAGTCTCAAGTCCGTCTGCGCCTATTGATAAAACACGTATTAAAGCCATTTATATCTCCCCCTCATGAATTAGTTTAAACGAATCTGTGTCTACAATGTAGCTGTCTAAAGATTGTAGCCCCAAATCCTTAGCGAGCTGAGCCCTATACTCAGTCAAAAATAGTTCGGTTTTTTGCTTCTTGACCTTTAAAATGTTTTGTTTTTCAAGCATAAGGGCGTGTTCTAATTCATGAATCCGTCGGCGAAGTTTTGATATCTCCGAATCCCTGTCATTTATCTTTAAGGACTGCTCGCATAATTCCACGTCTTTTTGCAGAGTGGATAGACGCCAGAACTGAGCGTCAGATAGTGCTAGGTCCTTTTTATCGGTGGGCTTAGATTCAGATCTATTTTGTCTGCGTCCACTGCCATTCCGAGTATTTGTAGCCAATTTCCTGCTCCTGTCGGTGGGGTTTGTGTTATGCCGCCTAATGTTGATGTTGAAAGGAAAACCGGCAGTCCCTGGGTTAGCCCAGAAAAACCGGAGTATTTGCCTATGGAAACCACTACTGCAGTTGTAGCGGTTGGCTTCTCATATACCATCCCTATAGCATATTTTTTGTTTACATCGTTAGCTATAGCTTGGTCGACTGTGTCTAAGCCAGATGAGTAAACGATATCGTTAACTGCCACACCTGCCGGACATGTGTATGTTTTTAAATCTTTGTCGGACCCTATTAGTGGCACCCAGTCGGCTACTGAAGATGTTCCGACAGAGAAATACATATCGCCATTAGTTGTGTCTACCCAATGCTGTCCGACTCTGAGCGGGGCAACTGTCGGCGGCCCCGAGCATGTTATGACGTGAATAATATCGCTCATGTTAGCAAGTCCCTTCAATCAGTGAATGTACCAGATGATTTACTTGGTCTGCTTCCCAGAGTTTGCAGACTGCATAGTTTATAGTGCCGCATGGCAGCGAAAGACAGGCTACTTGCATGAGTTTGGGAGCTGCATCGGCTCCCAGTATAGTTACGGTTGCTTTGCCATTGCCTTCGTTAGTTACAAGGACATTACCCTCGAAGTTGAGAGTATTGGTTTCTTCAACGATAGTGACATCGTCTTTTTGTGTGGGGGGGTTGCGAGGCGCTACCGCATTAAACAGACTCATAAGTACCTCTTGACGATAATCTCATAGTCAACAGTGGCGCTGCTTCCCTTTATTTGAACTTGTTTAAGCGGTCCATTGTCAACGGATTCGAGTACGTCCTGTCTGAGTAGCGTGAAAAAAGTAGCTCCAGCATCGAAGGAAACAAACAGCTCTTCTGTGAGGTTATTAGTATGCTTGTTTTTAATTAGGATTTCTTTGATATCGTTCCCAGCTACAGGAGGGATAGATATTGGAGTGGTTGTGGCAGTGCCGTTGAAGTGCTCGGGTATTGCTATTTGTGGTAGCTCAACATGAACAGGCCCGCCGTCGCATCCGGTAACTGCGATGCACGTCTCGCCATTTTCTCCCTCTCGGAACTTTGCAAACTCCCTATCTTCAAGGGAACACTTAGCCATGGCCATTATTCAGCCCCCTTGGCTTTTTCATATTTGGATTCGTCTGCGAACTGCAGAAGATCTTGGTCAGTCACGGTTTCAAGGAACCACGCATACCAGCGCCCATCTTTTGGGTTTAGCTGAATGTCGAAATACTTGTACCACGTACCACGCTTGACATTATTCAATATCATGAGCCGCCGGAGGCCCTGAGGACTCCCGGCGGCGACGTAGTTGGGTATCGTGACCAACTGAGAAGACATTATTAGTTAGCGTCTTTAACAGCCAATGCGGAGATACCAGCGCCAGCACCCGCTTGAGCGAGTTGCAAGCCTTTGATTCCGTACATTTGGTCCATAGCCCAGCGCTCAGCGCCAGTTCCATAGCAAATCTCTTTCTGGCTAGCCAGCGTAGGAGATTTCTGGAATGCGATAGCAGCAGCACCTTTCTCGTAGATGTAGTAGGTGTTCAAACCGATAGCTGGGTGGACGACTACGTTCATTCCGTAGATTCGGCCCAAGCTGCCGGAGGGGATAGCCGAGCTGCCGTACGCGTCAGCGCGAACGAAGTCAGCGATTCCGAGCATCACGCACTCTGAGTCCGGTCCAACCAAAAGAGTCAAAGCGTTTAGATCGGCGAAACGGCCAACCAAAACTTTTCTCATTTCAAGGATAATGTCCTTAGTGATAGCTCCTGCAGTAGCGGTAGGCTGTGCAACAGCTTCCAACTCGGCCAATACTTCGCTGTCAACTTTGCGACCATGTGCAGTAGCAGCTCGCTTAGCAAGCTCAGCCTGTACGTTTACAGTGCTTTGAATTTCATCACAGCTGTCAACGATCCAGGACACGTACGCACAGTGGTTGAGCAACATTTGCTCAGCACTGAAAGTCAGAGCTGTAGCATCGCCGCATACGCCACTTGCACGGTCAACTGCAGTGAAAGAAGTCGCCAAAGGAAGCGATAAGCTCTTAGCACCTTTGCCTACAAGAAACGAGTAGTCGGTGATGGTGGGAACGAGCTTAGCTTGGAAAGCCAACTCCTTCTGTACGATCGAAGCGATCAAATCCATTTTCGTAGCAACAAGCTCGGTGTTGCCCATTATGATGTCTGCCATTGTTATCTCCTATCCATTTGTTTCGCGAGCTCCATAAGGTCTTCGCGAGACAGTTTATTAAAATCCGTCGGTTGTTTTTGAAAACCGTTTGCTCCTTTTGTCGGCACGCCATCGCGTACAGTTGGAGCTGCCCTTCGGAACAGATAACTTCTTTCTTTTTGCATGGTCTCAAGTAGCGACTTAACCGAGCCAGTATCGATGTTGAAGTTTTCATCAACTTCAATAGCATCAATATCAGCCAGTCTAAGTGCGGCTTCTGTGTCCACACATCCAGCTTTTGCAAGTTCACTCGCGACCTGCGAGGCAACGCTTCTATATGCGAATGCACTTCGTTCTTTCTGGCGAGCTTTTTCAATTTCCTCTCTTTGACTCCGCTCTGTCTCATAGAGTTCCTTGTACTTGCCTTGTGATCGAAGCTTTTCCTGCTCAGCTTTTTGGAGATTCACTCGCAGCTCTTCAAGTTCGGCTTGTTGAGCCTGCAGTCGGGTTCTATATTTTTTATTTTCCCCGATAGTCTTGTAATAGCGCTCGTTAAGCTCCGTATAATCTATCTGTTTTCCTTCAGTGGCTTGGTTTTCTTCGCCCTCTGTCTGAGTAGCGTCGACCCCTGTCTGGGTATCTGTTTGTTGATCCATTATATTATTAGCCTCCTTGCTAATGCAAATGCCGAGCTCATATCGGCGTTATTTGTTATAAGCCTTAAGCCTGCGCCTAAGTGCTCTAAGAACAATGTTTTTTATACGTTTAATTCCGTTTAAATCCAAACCGAGAAAAGGCCTGCCTTGTTTGGCAACATAGCTGGCCAGTTGTTGGTTGCTTAGCTGCTCGCCACGACGATTCCCAGATACTGTGACATCAACTGTGTTTTTCTCTCGTGGTATTTTAAATGTGACTGAATCAATGAGCTGACCTGTGGCCTGCAGGTTTGATTTGTTGACCTTGAAGAAATCGGATAATTGGCGGCCCTGCTTAACCCACTCGGCTCTTTGAAGCTTGTAGGGTTTTGATAGAGGCTTTAGCGGCTCGGGCTTATCTGCTTTGGCGAGAGTTTTGCCGGAGCGAGTGAACTGCTGAATACGAGTTGCTGAGAATCGACCCACATCTTCGAGCACCTCAACGGTTGGGGCGAGCACATTTCTGACAGAGGCCAGATCGAACTTGGTGCGGACCTTAACTCTCGCGGCCATCGCCCTCGCCTTCCTGCACCAGCTGGGCTACCAAGGACTTGAGGATATCTTGACGCGCTGAGCGAGACTCAGCCTCAACAGCTTCTTTGAATGTGGAGCGGATTTCTCTCATCTCAGACTTTGAGAGGCCGAAGAAATCACGTTTAGGAAGCGTGTCCCCTGTGATGTGGTTAAAGGCTTTGGGTGCATCGGAGCGGTCTATCTTAATTTCAATAGCGTCGGTGTTTGATTCGGATACGTCCATGTTGCCGAGCATATCACCTGTCAAAGTTAGGTTGACCTTGTTAGCTGACTTGCCGAATATGCCGAAATTGTCTGATTTCTTGTAGCTTTTGGAGTAGCCCTTAAACTCTCGTCCATCCCAACCGGTGTTATCCTTTGTTGTACGGTTAACGATCTTGTCGATAATGGACTGGGCTATGGCGTCTCTAAGCTTCGGGTCCTTCGGCAGGCTCGTCCCGAAGAGCTCCTTCAAGTTCACCCTCATCTTGACTTCGTCCTTGGATAGAAATCGCTCGATTGCTTCCGAAAGTTTCGCCATCTATTTCTCCCAGTAACTCTTTGGCTTTCTCAAGGTCCACACCACGCATTTCGGATATGGCTTCAGCCCGACTCATCAAACCCTGCTCCATTTGCTTAACGACAGAATCGAGTAGCTCACTTCGGGTTTGGATAGCTTCCGGACGTGCGAAGTTCACTGTGACATTCACATCGTCAGGTACGGTTCCAAAGTTTAGCTCAGGCACCAGAGCATCGGTTCCCTGAAGGACGTTGGACCACAAACGCAGTTGATCGAATAGCTGCATCTCAACATATTCAAACTTGTCGAAATCATCACGCGACGCATCGAACTTTTCTATAAGTGCAAGCATACGCTCTAGGCCTGAAGAGTAGGACTTGGTTTCGCCTGAGCCCACCTCACCTGGCTGTAGGTTTTGGGATGCTAGAAAGAAGCGCAGGTAATTCTCAAGCAAGCTTAGGGATGCGGTCAGATCTGGGCTCGGAGATACAAACTCAAAGCGAGGGTCTTTCTCAGAATCAGGGTTTAGCGGGATTCTAAGGATATGGTTGGGTCCCACCACGAGGTTTTCTGGAATAGTCTCAGCGTATATTATGGCCTGGGCATACCCCTGAAGCCTTGAGATGTTAGCCGTATCGGAGAGCAGTTTGCCGAAGTCCCGATCGAAATCAACGATAGGGCAGCCGCATCGAACCCAGAATTCGAACTCTTTGTCCTCATGGATGTCGATAAAGGGAAGCCGACCTATGGGATTCTCGATAGCGTTGGGGTCTGATACGACGTTACCCCAGCCGTCTGTGATGAAATTAAACTGGCCAGTCCACCACACCAACCTCTGCAAGCTCTTCTTGTAGTCGTCCTGATCGGCTATATTTTGGTTGGAGTTATCGGCAAAGCTTGGCCTTGGACTGGACCTGGACTGCAGATTTGTTGACGCTTGAGTCAGTGAGCGGTCATAGGTGTTGATAATGTATATGGCCGCATCTTCAGGCGACTCGGGGTCGTTGACCACATCGTATTGGTGGGGTTGAAGCAGGCGAATTTTGACCATACCGTTTTTAGGCACGGTCTGCAGGGCACATTGCTTGTGTAGCTTTAGCATCTTGTTCGCACGCTTTAGGGCCACGTTCGCAGCTGACATTTGGTAGAGGTTGTCTATCTGCTCTTGGATTTGCTCGTTAGCTACGTTGGTGAAACTGCGCTCTGGAGCGTCGGAGTAAACGGCTGCTAGCTCGTCAACAATCCTATTGGTTAGGGATATGGAGGTGATAGTACGCATTTCGCATACGACTTTGGCTGAGAATTCCTTAGCAAGTGCGTCGAGAATATATTGTTGTTGTCGTCCGTTGTAGTATTCGGAGCGGATAAAGGATTCTTCTTTACGCTGTCGGTTTTCCTCGCCGTTGATTTCATCAATTATGTATCGTCGATAGGCGGGGTCTAGAACTTGATCTGCTGCCATTTTCACCTCTTGGCAATACTGATTGCCTGTTTGTTACTTCCTTTTACCATCTGCACCAATGCGTAGCCACACGCTGTGGTGATATGTTGTGCTGAGAAGCTATCGTCCTCAATATAGTTTCCGCCTTTTTTGAGTTTTGTCATGCGAAGGCCCTCGTCTAGTTTATCCGCTTTTTTGTAAACATACAGCCTAGTCTGTCCCAGGGAGTTTTGACAGTAGGTGTTAACCAAATTGTGGCGCGTTCTAATTGGAGGGTTGCCTCTGGGTACGTGGACTTCAAAGCGAATGGGTCGTTTGTAGTTAGATAGAAACTCTTTGATGATATCGTAATCGGATTTTATGGAGCGGGTGTTGCGTGACCTTCCAGTTGCATCGCCTGTTATGTAGAAGTTAGCGTTAAGATCAAACAGCCCGCGTGATTCCAGCTCGTCCATAATGTCGGCGGTTCGAGCGCCATCAACAACACATTGGTCAAAGAAGTGGGCGGTGTCGTTTATGTACTGTGCGAGCACACAGCTCATGGGTTTTCCTTCCCCGATATTGAAGTCGAATGATATGTAGACCGGAAATCGCAGGTCTATTTGGTAGTCTTGATCCTTGTAGTTCTTAGCCTTGTCGTATGTGTGATAGACGATGTCCTGGTTTATCGAGACCCATTTGCCATAGATCATTCGCTGGACACGCTTGGCATCCAGGTTGGCTCTTAGGTTTTCTATGTAATGTTTGGGGAGAAAGGGGTTGTCTTCAGTGCGTGAGTAGTACACATGCACATTTTGGTCTTTTGATTCAACGAAATGTTTATAGGCCCAGTGCTCGGGCCCGTCGGGGTTTGTTGCGCATAGTATCCAGTTCTCTCTAATGTGTGGCAGTCGCCCGACTCGCATGAGGATTTCAAAGTACGCCTCATCGGTTATATTCTCGGTTAGCTCCTCTATGGCGAAAGCTGAGAATTCGAATGAGCGCAGCTTCATGTATTTCTTATCCTGCCAAGAGAATGAGCGAATCTCAGAGCCGTTGTTAAACTTTATAATGGCGCTGGTTTCGTTGAGCTCATAGCTGACAATATTGGACATGTGCTCAAGTATGGTTCTGAATATGGTTCCCTTAAGAGCGGGCATGGACAAGCGACCGATACCCACTCGGCTTCCGGGATAGAGCAGGCAATGGGATACAACCATGTGGGCGAGCGTTATACTTTTGGCGCTACCCACACTGCCTGAGAGCAGAACTTGTTGGACCTGTTGTCTATCGGCAAACCTTCGGCGCAGGTCGTAGATAACCTTTCCTTGGTATGGGATAGCCTTTGGGTCGAAGTTACTTAGTGTCGGTATCGAGGTTGGCGAGCTCATCCAAGTTGTATTTAAGAAGTACAGCGGAGTCCGCGTTCACTGATATCATTTTCTCAGTTTGTCCGAGCCATTGTTTGCCGAGCCAGATAGCCATAGCGCAGGAGTGTTTAGCCATCTCGTATTGGCGTCTTCTGAGGGAGATTTTCCCAGCGCCACTCTTTTGTTTGAAGTAGTCTGAAAATCTCATGCCTTTTTCTTCGAGGCAATGGTTCTGCAAAGTGTCGTATGTGCAGTCAAAGAACGCTGCTATTTCATCGCCTGTGCAGTGCAGAGCGCAGAGTTTGTCTACTTCTTCCCAGCGGATGTCAATTCTTGGTCTTCCCATTTGTGCCATACCTTGGCCTCCCTTATCTAGGTTAGTATGTTGGTTTAGTTCGTGTCGGCAGGATGTGAGTTTGAATCAAATATATTTTGACAATGCGGACACTTAGTCAGGTTTGGTTTTTTGATAGTAGCCTCAACGACTTCTTCTTGGACCTTATCAGCGGGCTCGATTTCAAAGTCCTCTATGCCGAGGCAATCGATGTCAAAATCTGGGCCGAGGTTTTGAATCTCAGCGTTGATTTCAGCGAAGTTCAGGTCAGCCCATTCGGCTATAGCGTTATCACCGACCAGATGTGCGTATTCTTGATCGTATGAGTCGAATTCTTGTACTGAGACAGGCACGTGGGTCATGCCGAGCAGCTTGGCTGCGGCTAGCCTGCCGTGTCCTGATATGACAAAGCCTGAGCCTTTGGATACGACTATAGGTGTTCGGAATCCTTGGTATTTTATGAGCTTAGCGAGGCGCTCGATTTGTTCAGGTGGGTGTATGTTTGGGTTTTTTGGGTGGGGTTTTAGATCCCCGATTGGCTGCTGAACTACAACTATCTGTTGATTGGGCATATACCCAGTCTAAGCGATAGCTATAAGTTTGTAAATTAGTTGCCTTTTTTAGCGCGTTTGGTGCGTTTGCGGAATTCAAAGATGGATTTAGGTGTTTGTTCAAGCTCTAGGGCTGAGACTAGGTAGAATCCGACTTCGTCGATGTCTGGCAGCTCGTGTCCGTATATGGCTTGAATGATACCGATGCCGTGTCCTTTGTCGATAATGATGGGGATATCGAGCTCACGGCAGGCTTGGCAGATGCCTTCGTTTTCAAGCATGCGTTGGTTGTTGGAGTTTGTGATGAGTATGTGTTGAGTTTCGAGTTTTTGTGCAAAGGTGAGAAAGCGGTGGAGTGGTTTTCTACTCGTCGTGGTCACAACATTGCTCCAGGATGTCGGGTCGCATAACGATATCTTCGTCGTAGAAGAACTCATGGCCATCTATACAGTACATGTTTAATTCTGGGACAACAAAAACCTGTGGGGTTAGCTCACGTGAGATGTAGTGCATGTCGAAATAGATGCGATATACGGGCATTGGATGAGCTTGCGGTCTGCGGTAGTATATCTTGCTCACGCATCCAGGATATCAATAAAAGTGCCAGCTGGGCAGCCTGGATGTGCCGCGCCGGGGCTCAATGGCGCGCTACCCAACTGGACTTAGCCCCCCTAGAAGGATCTCACGTTGAATGGGACTAGCATTCGTAGGTTTTATCGGAAGGACAGACGAATCCCTTGAGTTACAAGGGGCCCGCCTTTAGGTGCAGTTTCTTACAAAAGAACTTTCGGGAGGAATCTGTTGGAAAGATTCCCGTACTTCAATTTGACCATAAATCGGTTATATTGGCAAGCATGAGTCCATCGGTTTTATTCAATAAATACTTGTTGCAGTGGGGCGATGCTCCTGTTGACGATGAGGCCGGAATGATTGCTAGAACGCTGCGCGGGCCGTTCGGTCGCGAGTTCGAGGTGGACTTGAAGAGGTTGTCCAAGCGGATTCAAGGCGACGGAGAATTGACATTTAACGAGTACGAGACGTTGCTCGAAATGGCTGATCCGAGCTTGTTGCCGCTCTTTAAGAAGGCTATGAAGCAATATATTGAAGATGAGCTTGATGCTGGTGGGTTTCTGCCTAAAAAGAATTAAATATCCATGGGTCTAATGTTCAACTCAGAATTGGAAATCTTAGAATACCTGGCTAGGTTGGAGCATGAACAATGGATGCATTGGTCAAAGGCTATTGCCGATAAAGTAGATGACGATACACGTACAAGATGGTCTGCTTGTTGGATGCCATATGAGGACTTAACAGAGGAGCAGAAACAGAAGGACAGAGAATGGGCTATGAAGGTTATAACCATTCTTAATATAGTTCGTGAAGATGATTTGAATAGATTTATTGAAATGATCAAACACTCATTAGAGAATAGAAATAGGAATGGAAACTAGACGAAGTGTAATTTTATTTAGGTATCGAGCCCATCTCTTTGCTTAAGCCCTGTTTTTGCAACAAAGCGAGGCTAAGCAATGATGCTTCCTCTACAGGGAAAGGAAGACTTGATATGAATCTTCATAGCATAAGTCCAACCAAAACGTCCATGCGTGAAACAGTAAAATCTATGAAAACTCATAGGGAAGCTATGAATTTTTTCCGCACCCGACTGAAGTTGAAACCCTTGCCGTCAGACGATTGCATGTTAGAGGAAATCATGCAGTCTCCGCTGGTCCTAAGTACCAAAGAGCGTAACTTTGTAATGAGCTGTTTAGAAAAAGTTTTCATCAAGAATCAGCTACTCAGCGAAGGGCAATCTCGTTATTTGGAAGGCTGCTACTTAAAGTTGTGATGCGAGCTGACCCTAGATCCGAGATGGCGCAGGAAGGGCTTCGCCCTATGGCGGTCCCATTTTTAGCACAGCAGGTTAGCCCTATGGTACGGAGCCTTAGTCCGCTCGTCTCAACCCCGCTAACGAGGATGGGTAGATTTCCAGAGGCCCCCTATGGCGTGTACGTCTACTGTAGAGATCATGCTGTCCTGTAGTCCTTCTGACCCTGAGTCCTCGAAGTCTGCAGTGTGTTGTAATCATTATGCTAGCTAATTTTAGGCCCACTAGCGGCTCAACACTAAGCCTTCGCCCGGACCAACTAAAAAGAATTGCATCTCTAAATAGTTGGTTTGGGTTTAGGATTGGGCCACTCAACTATCAACTGGGTGGCCCATTATTTTTGAATATGGCTATCGTCGTTGCACAACAATTGATTCTGTTGAGATAGGAGCGCCATAATCAAGATAGAGGTGCGCCATATTCAAGTGAGGTTATATGAGCAAGAAAGCGGAGAAACTAACATCTAAACAGCTGTACAACCTGCTAGGGGAGCTGCGCCGAGGCCTGGACCGGGGCACCCTGGAGCGCATAGCCCCCTTGGTTTGGCACATAAACTGGCAGGCTGAGCAACTAGATGCCCTCCAAAGGGAATTAAACGCTGCCTCACAGCCCGATATGCTTGAGCAGGCCGATAGCCGCCAGAGAACCATCCAACGCCAATTACAGGCCCGTGTGGAGGCCCATACAGCCAAACGCTACCCCCTTAAGGTACGCCTAAAGTTACTTCTGGAGGCGGGAAAGGCGGGAGGGGAAGAATGGCTTCGGGAGATGCGCTACTTTAGACTTTCACATGAACGAGCCATTCAACTGGCACAACAAGCTAAACAACAAAATGATAATCAGTCGGACGAGGGCCTAAGCCATTGACAAGCTGCATATGAGCTTTTTGCTTGGTGCGCAATAAAAAAACATGTATATGCTTGGCGTATGCTCGATGAGTATCAACTTAAGTATGAGAAATGGCTTAGACAATACCCTGGGGCCGAGCGTGAATGCCCTGATTTTTCGACGTGGATGATGCGCTACTACCCCCTGCCTCCCCCTACAGACAAGGAGATCGAATGGCCATACAGCGAATCCATGAAGAGCATGGTCAAACGGGCTAAACAATTCAAATTGATACTCAGTGCGCAGAGGTTAACCTTGCGTATGTACGCAAATACATATAAAGATTCTCGCAGTACGCATAAAGAGATTAAACTGAGGAACAAAGCTCTAATGTTGGAAAAATTGAGCGAGTTCAAGCGTAAAATCAGACTCTTAAGGCAGTTGAACAAGGAGCGAGAAAATGGGAAGCACAGACTTTGATAAAGCATATTTTAATCTGATTCACACAATCCCACCTGTTGAGAAAAACAGAACAGGGCATAAATATAAGTATTCGGATTTGCATGAAGTTATAACAAAGATATCAGGACCGCTAAAATCAAACGGGTTTGTACTCTTTCATCAATTGTTCTACCACGATGGGCAACTAAACCTCACAACAGTGCTCAGACACGCCTCAGGCGAGCAGCTAACAAGCGTTTGGCCAGTGGAGCCCTCAGGCAATGAGCCGAACAAAGCGCAGGCTGTGGGCTCTTTGATAACCTATGGGCGCCGCTATAACATAAGCTGCCTGCTAAACCTAGATTCCATTGAGGACGACGATGCGGGCTCAACAGGGCATGAGTACCAACCACGAAAACAAAGCAGCGCACCAGCTGTCGCCGGCCTCACCGACAATCAGCAAAACATGGTGCGTGCGATAGTTAAGAAGAGAAATATTCTGGCCTCCGATGTGATTGGATATTCCAAAGAGACATTCAACAAAAGCCATCCGAGGGAATGGACGACAAAAGAGCTAAACATATGGCTCGAATTCATGGGAGAAAAATGAGACGCAACATTGAACGTAAAACAAGGCTTGTAGCTAAACGAGTGAAAAAGAAAATCAAGGAGCAGCCTCAAACCAAGCACCAGCTGATAGCTATCAAGGTTCCCAAACAGGAGCTCAAGGCCTTTGATTTAATATGCGAGCAGTACAGCTTTACACGCTCAGAGATGATTCGCACAATGATCGAAGAGCTACTGGCAGCTTAAATGGAGCCTGTTGATATCATATCAGCTCTGATACTCACCTCGGCTGCGATAACTGTTATAGGAGCCGTACTTTTAATTCGAGGTAATAGATGATTGGCACAATTCTGTTAGGCTTGTTTCTGGGCTCATGCATAGTACTAGCTTTATTTAGTTGCGCATGTATCGTCATGATATTGTTAGACCACAAAAACAACCCGTGATGTTTCACGTGAAACTTTGTTAGAATGGAGGTTTGCACTGAATATAGGACGTGCCGCTAATGTGCTTGAACCCATGATTCAGCGACTGGCTGAAATGGATCAACACACAGTGCTCTATAAAATAGGGGACGGTAAACTATATGGAAACTATCATCGTAAGCGTGTGCCTGCTGATTTTATTGGCCATTATCGCGGTAGGCCTCTACTCATCGAAGCAAAACAAACGAGACAAGAAAAAATCCCAGCCTCACGACTCTACAGGAATAAATCCCGACATCAACTGGCGGCGCTTAAGACATGGGCTGGAAGCAACCCGAACTGCATCGCTGGATACGCGCTCCTATTCCAAAAATTCAGGCTTCTAGCTTTCCTCGATATTAAAGACTTTCCAGAGGAGCCAGCCAGCATCTCAAAGTTGACACCAAATATCCGCTATTGCAGTCTTGAGAAGGTGAACTGGGGATGGCTAATCAGTGGCGAAATACGTTGACCCACA